AAAAGCATTGGTAGTAGCAGACGAAGTAGCGTAGTCATTCGTACCAACCGTAGCGCCATTGATACCACGACCAAGACGAATCAGGTCAGTATCAACTTGACGAGACAGAGCGTAGCCAGCGTCATCAGTGTAGAACTTCCGCATAGACGAAAGAGCTTGCACTTCGACGATGTCCTCGATCAGTCGGCTGTACTCGTAATGCTTGTTAATAAGAACCTGAACTTCAGTCTCAGTAGCAGCAATCAAAGCTACTTGAGTCTGAGCAGTCTTCTCAGAAGCGTTACCACGAGTGGGTTTAGGAATATGAAGCGTGTCGCCTTTCTTACCCTGGAAAGACATTTTGGAGAACAGATTAGCTGCTACAAGATTCTTCTTATAGGCAGCGATAATCTCATCACTCCAAATCTCTGGGATAAACTTATCGGCGGTAGTCTTTGTTACATGTGCTGTTCCGAGAGGCATTTTATATTTCCTTTATAAAGTTTATTTAACTCGTCCCTCTACATACGCTGCCATAATTTCTGGCTGTAGTTGAGCGTATCTATCAGGATCTTCCAATTGTAGTCGGATAAGATCAGCCCTCCGATATACTTTACTCGAAGGTGCAGAACCAGTAGGACCGCCAACATCTACTGTAGCTTGCTTTACTGCTGCACGTTGCTGCTTCTTAACTTCTTGTTCAGCAGGTGCTGGAGCAGCTTTAGGTTTAACATATGTCCAGGTACTTAGTAGCTCAGCAGCAGAGTTATAATCGCCTTGGGCGTCTGCTTGTGCGTACAACTGTAACCGTACAGGTGATGCTTTAACCCAATCTGCAAACTCAGGATCGTTGACTGTTGCCTGAAAATCAGGAAACTCTTGCTGTAATCGATTCAAGGTCTGCATCTGTTTCAGAGCCAAGGCTTGTTGCCTAGCTTCCAAAATAGCAGGATGCTTATCAATCTTCTTGTTTACAGCATTGTCAGGGTCTGCAAAAAAATCAATCTCGTCTTCTTTTGTAGCAGCCTTTGCCTCCGCTTTAGGAGTATCGAGTTGTCGCTTAAGAAGTTCATCAGCAAGTTTACGTACCTCACCTACCTCTTGAGCTTGTCTACCAATCAGCTTCTCAGCCTCTTGATGCATCTTGACAATCTCAGATAAAGACTTACCTTTGTATTTAGAAGGAAGTTCTTCTGGCTCTGGTTGCGGTTCTGGTTCTGGAGTTACCTGAGTTTCTTCCTCAGCTTCAGTAACCTGGTCTACTGGCTCATCATCTTCTACTGGCGGGTCAAAAAAAGTAGCTGCCACATTATCCTCCTGTCCACAATGGATTCTAGGAAATTTAAAATGCCACCTGAAAACTATGCTTCTTGTTTTTTGTAGGCGACTCTTGTTGCTTCTTCGTGTTTTCTAGCCCACGCATCTGCCGCTGAAGGAAACGCACCAGTGATGCCCTCCAACCAAATACGGGGTGACGAGATAATACGAGAAGCTTCATTGCGACAATGAGGACATTCTATAGATCTGACCTCATCATCAACAAGCTTTTCACTTACGTGATCTTTAACACACCTAAATTCAAAAATTCTCTTCATTGTTTAACTCTTTCCAAGCAGCTTCAGATTCCTGCTTAAGATTTAAAACCCAGTAGAGAATGTCTAGTTGTCCTTTTCGTTTGTGAAACTCTTCAGCAGAGTTCAACGAAAGAACGTTATTATATTGTTTGATTATATTGTCTACGTCTTCTATAAAATCTTTCCAACCTTTAGAAGACATCATCTCAAATCGAGATGAATAGTAATCATCTAATTCTTTATCAATTGCCATAATACTCATCTAAATAATTAGCAAGTTTTCTTAAAGTATCAGAATTATCTTTAACACAGCCTAGTGCTATGTTGCAACCCTGACATATAAGACCTCTAATTCCACCGTCTTTATGACAATGATCTACAACTAATCTACCAAACTTACCTTCTGTTTCAAAATTTTCACATACCAAACATTTGTAATTCTGTTTTAAAAGCTGCTCTTCATATTCTTTTTTACTTATGCCATATGTTCGTTTATAATGCGAATCTCTACCATAAGTTTCATAGTGACATTTTTTACAGTGCTTGTAGTATCCGTTTTTATATCGTCCGTTTTTATTAAACAAACTTAATGGAAGCTGTTCTTTACATAGTTTACATTCTTGTAGGTCTTTATCCATTGCGGAGTCCCTATTTATATAATACATTATACCATAAATTTAATCATTTGTCAAGTAGTTTGCATCTGATTTTGAACTATTTTTTCATTTGAGGTCATTTCACGTTCTTTCAGTAGCAACTTAGCTATCTCAACCCTACGCTCGAAAGCGTCTTTGTCTTCCTCTTTTAGGTTCTGGGTAATAGCTTTCATTAGATCTACCTGCATTTGCTGCGGTATCATCTGAGCTTCAACCATAATCTTCTGTGCTCGAGCTTGTGCTTCCTGTGCGTCAGCGTTAGACTCAGCAGCTTGACCCATAAGCTGTTGGATCTGAGCGTTCATCAGTTCCATCTGCTGTTGCATCTGTTGCTGCTGCATCTGTTGCTGTTCTGGGTTAGGCTGGTTCATCTGCTGCAGTGCAGCTACTAACTCTTCTTTGTTACCCAGACTGGATGACTCAACAATTCCTTGTAGTACTAAAGGAACCACAGGAGACTCAGGTCCAAGCGTTTGCAGCAACCCAATGAACTGCTGTTGCTCGTACTCCCTGGCAATCATACCTACCGAAGTAACAGGGATAAACACAAAGTCTTGGCTTGGATAACGGTTAGGATCGAACTGCATGTACCTATGAGCTACTTTCGTAATCATAGGCATCAGGAAATCCTCATGGAAGTTCGTCAGTGCCTGTTTGTTCTTCTTGACGATAGCAGACATAGCCAAAGACATACCAAGCCCACCAGCGCCCTGTGAGCCTGCTGCAGCACGTGTTAGCTCAGCAGAATCTAGGGTTCCTGTAGCTTGCAGAAGCATAGCTTCAAACCCCTTAGCAGTCTCATAGTTACTAGGATCAGTAACACCGAACTTAAATGGCTGAAGAATCTCTGCAGGATTACCGTTAGTGAGAATAGACTTACCAGGAATGACTTCAAACTTAGCACCACGAGGTAAACGGGTAGCGTCAATACCCATCATAGGTGCAGTAGTCAGTGCTAGACTGTCCAGATGTGAGCGCATCTGAGCGTCAATAGCCATCTGCATGTTGTAACCCTTCTCAACCGTACCTACACCCCAGAATAATCCAGGCACAGTCTCAGGTCTATGCGCCAATACGGGGCGATCCTTCATCATGTAAGGGGTTTCCTCTGCTTTAAGCAGTAGCGACCCGTTAGCGATGACTATAACAGCCTCTACGAGGTCAGAAACCTCATCCGCAGCGCTGTCTTCAGGGAACAGATCTACAATTTCCTTGTCTTTACCCTCAAGATTCTTCAGGTATTCACGAGGAACCAGACCATAGTAGCGCATAACACGTACTTTGTCATCAGTAAACACTGAATCCTGGGTGGTTGGCTCAAGATCGTTGTCATCATAGAAGGGTTCAATGGTAACTTTACGATAAATGCCATCCTCAATACCCTTAACTACCTTATGCAATGAGGTATACTCCTCGATTGCTACACCCAAAGCATCATTAATGTCTTCAGCATTGGGGTCAACAAGAAGATTTCGTGGATGAATTGCTTTAATTTGTACCGAAACACGTTCGTTTTCCATTACTCCTACCGCTGCCATACCCTGACCAGGCATTGGTTGCGTAGTTGGAGACATCTGAACCTTGGTTTTAACTAGAATCTCTGCTCCAGCAGTACCAAAGACTTCTCCCATTTTAATTACTTTGTGGATTTCCTTCTCAAACTTATCACGCTTCAGGTCTTCTGTTAGTTGTTTCTTCATTAGGTAGACATCTTGAGGACCAGTCTGATCCATATTGTCATCTTTAATGTCAAACAACTTCCCGTTACCTGTAATGCCTTCGATAAGCTCAGCAACTTTATTATCTACTGCTTGTCGAATAGCAGGTGTTACAATCTTAGAGCGTTCAGTCTTACGAACCTTATCCTCGTCTGACCACACACCGTAGTACAGTCGCTCATAGCGATCCCACTTACGCTGGTAGTTATTGTCTCGCCACTCACGCCACCGATCAGTGTGAGAGATAACAAAGTTTACCAGATCCTTGTCTGGTTCTGTCATCTTGTCTTCAGCAAAGTCAGCCATTAAATAGTCCTTTCTGGTTCAGAATAGAATACATCTTCGTAATCAGCGTCGCTACGAAGATCAATAGTACTACCACGATTGTCTGTTAGGTTTTCTTTTGTAATGCCATACTTCCTTGACATAGGATCTGTAGCTAAAGTTTGTAGCCAGGATGGAGGTGTCTTCTCAGGATTCAAAAAACGAAACAAGTAACGAAGCTCCACATTACGAGACTCAGCTTCACCACCCAGACTTAAGTATTTTTTAAATGCTTGTTCTTTTTCTTCTTGCGTAGCAAACTCTAAAGGTTTCCTTAGAAACTTTTGCCAGTCACCGCCTTGGGTAAAGCGCTCTAGCTTTTGAATACCGTGTTGGATTTCATGCAGCATTGTAGACATTACATACTGAGGACCGTCTACAAAGTCAGGACTATTCTTATTGATTCTAATCTTTCCTGTCTTACTAAACTCACCTTTCTCTGAACCTTTACCACGATAGAACTCAATCGGAATATCTTCAAAGTTAGGATAATAGTTAAACAAACTAGGATGATCAAACACATCCTTCAATAAATAAGGAGTGTTAGTTTTAACTTCATCAGGTTCAATCTTCCATGTAGAACCTAGATCGTCAATCTCTTTCTTAAGCTCGCCATCTTCATCCATAAAAAAACCAGTACGAGCTAGGATGTCTTCGTTAGGTTCACCACGATTAAACATGTCCTGTGCTATCGACATGTTCTTACGTTCTTGTTTGACAGCAGTAGGGTCTTGGAAGTTCTGAGCCATGCTAATGCCTTTAGTACCGACAATAAGCTCTGGGTCTTTAAGACGAGACAACATACCTTCGTCAGGAGTATCAACCTCCATACCACCAAAGGTTTGACGTAACCCTGCTGTCTCAGGGAACATACTCTGAACAATACTTTTAGCTGCTGTTCCGAATGCCATATTAGTATCCTGATATCTCGTCTAAAGGTTCGTATTCCTCTTCGTCCATATCCATATCAAAAGGCATTGTACATACCTGATCGATATAACTTAGAGCGTCTAGTAAGTCATCATGCACGTTAGCGGTGGGGAAGTTCAACAACTGATCTATGAACTCTTTAACCCACTCACCTTCCCTTAAAGTAATCTGACCATGCTCGAACCTACCCTGCAGTGACCAGACTATCCTATCTGTCTTCTTCTTGTTACCGTGGGTCAGGTCTTCAATCCTAGGATACACCTGCAACTTTAACATCAACTCCTGCATGTAAGGCAGAACCGCATTCTTCAATGCCCCACGTTCTATCCCTACTATTGATGCGTTGTATTCCTTGGCATGCTTAAGAATCTTGTTGGCAGTCTCTTTAATATCCCACCTGCCATAATCAATCTTATCTACCCACCAACCA